CCGATAGCCCAAAAGCTATCCCGTCGGAAGTCTAAATCGGATCCTTGTCGAGTTAGCAATCGCGACAGGAATACCGATGAGCGAATGGACAACGGCGGAGCAGATCCTTACGGCTCACGAAGTTTTGGAGAAGCGAAATGGCGAGTGACGCAATCTCTTACGAAAAGCGCGATCTCATGGCTATCGTAAAAGTCTTAAAAGCGATGGACGATGAAGCTACGAATCAAGCTAAACAAGAATCCGGCGCAATCGCAGAATTCGCACAAGGCAAAATCAAAGAAAGAGCTGGCGGACGTGGAGCCGTGGCAAGTCGAATCGCAGATGGATCCCGTGTCAGTAAGTCATCGAAGATCGGTGAGATTTCATTCGGCTTCGCAACGCAACGATTTTCCGGTGGCGCAACGACTCAAATGCTATGGGCTGGCACAGAGTTCGGATCCAATAAATTCAAGCAATTCCCGGTCTGGTCAGGTTCCACCGGTCGCGGATCTACGGGCTGGTTCATCTATCCGACACTTCGCGCAATACAGCCGGAGATCATCAACAAGTGGGAGAATGCTTTCGATAAGATATTGAAGGAGTGGTCATAATGGCGGCAGGTTCTCGCACGTTAAAGCTCTCCATACTCGCAGACATTGACGATCTAAAAAAGAATCTCAACGCCGGACAAGGTGAAGTTCAAGGATTCGGCGATAAAGTTTCAGACTTCGGAAAGAAAGCCGGATTAGCATTCGCGGCGGCTGGCGCGGCGGCTCTTGCCTATGCTGGAAAATTAGCCGTCGAAGGTGTTAAAGCCGCCATCGAAGATGAAGCCGCACAAGTAAAGCTCGCGAACGCTCTTAAAGCTTCAACAGGTGCGACAGACGCACAGATTAAATCAGTCGAATCACAGATCCTTAAAATGTCTCTGGCAACTGGAACGGCAGACGACAAGCTTCGTCCAGCTCTTCAACGTCTCACACTTTCAACTAATGACATTACAAAGGCGCAGGATCTTCTTACTCTCGCTCTTGACATTTCTACATCAACGGGAAAGCCATTAGAAGCCGTCGCAAATAGTCTTGGAAAAGCCTACGACGGAAATACGGCGGCGCTTGGAAAACTTGGACTCGGATTATCAGCCGCCGAATTAAAGACAATGACTTTCCAACAAGCACAAGATCAGCTTACAAAGACATTCGGCGGAGCCGCCGCCGCTAACGCAGAGACTTACGCTGGCAAAATCGCACGGCTTCAAGTGACATTCGATGAAGCAAAAGAAACTCTCGGAACAAAGCTTCTTCCAATTATTGAAAAGGTTGTCGGATACGTTATTAATAACGTCGTTCCGGCTCTTGGAAAGTTCGCGGATTTCTTCAAGCCAATCACAGACGCAATCTCCGAAAATAAAGAAACATTTCAAAAGTTCGGACAATTCTTGCTCGATTACATTGTTCCGGTGCTTGTCGTTTCAGTCGGTGGCGCTTTTAAGATTATCGGCGAAATCGCTGGCGGAGTAATTGACGTCATTGGTTTCGTCATCAAAGGACTTAACGTTCTTATTGGCGGAGCCGTCGCAGGAATTAACGCGCTTATTGGCGTCTATAACTCGATTCCGTTTCTACCTAACGTTTCAAAGATTTCAGCTCCATCAATTTCCGTTCCAAGTATCGGGAAGGTTCCATCTATCGGAACGCCTACAATTCCCGGTTCTCCATCTCTTGCCGGATCAAGTAGCGGTGGATCCGGAGCAGGTGGATCCGGAGCTGGCGGCGGATCGGCGGTCAATGGAATTCAAGTAGGCGGAACCGGAACAATTAACGACATTACTAACGTTCCAGACTTTTCAAACGTCGGCGTTACAGGAGCCGTGGTAGGTGGTCAAGTAATCAGTTACGGACAGAAATTTCCAATAGCTCCGGCGGTTCCGGACTTCTCATCGCTTGGAATGACGGGAACCGCCGTGGGCGGTTCGGTGGTCAATTTCGGACGAACGCTTCCAGACTTCTCCAACGTTGGCGTTACAGGTGCGGCGATCGGTGGCACAGTAATCAATCTCAACGTGAGCGGTGCTATTGATCCAGAAGGCACAGCCCGAACAATCGTGGACACGTTAAATAATTCTCTTTTCCGTGGAACCGGTGGCGCTAATAATTTACAGCTTGCTCAATTCTAATGTCTAATTGGGCTCCAGTCTGGCGCGTTAAGATAAACTCAATCGCTTACACAGACGTCATTCTTGCCGATCTCAACATCACGTCCGGACGCACGAATATCTACACACAGGCACAAGCCGGATACGCCACGGTTCGGCTCATCAATCTTGATCTATCAGCCGTCATCGTGGAGATCAATGATTCGCTTACCATCGAATTACAAGATACTTCCGCCACGTTCGTTCCAATCTTCGGCGGATCCGTGGTCGATATCGGTGTCACGGTGTCACAGGTCGGCTCGGTAGCAATTACTCAAACCGTCACAATCACGGCTCTGGGAGCCCTAGCAAGGCTCCAAAAGGCACTCACAGACGGAGTCTTGACACAGGATTTCGACGGCAATCAGATCCTTACAATCCTCACCGATCTGCTCATCAATAACTGGTCAGAGGTTCCCGGAGCTCTTACGTGGGCGACCTATGATCCGACCGTCACGTGGGCGAATGCCGAAAATACTGGGCTCGGTGAAATTGATACTCCGGGAGATTATGAGCTCGCTCAACGTGCTTCCAATCGCGTCGTTATGTATGACTTAGTTTCTGCTCTGGCGACTTCCGGTTTTGGATATATCTACGAGGACGCACAAGGTCGAATCAGCTATGCCGACAGCACTCATCGCTCTCAATATCTCGCCGCGAATGGATACATTGATCTCACAGCCAATCAAGCTCTCGGCACGGGAATCAGCACGACGACAAGAGCCGGAGACGTCCGGAATGACATAACGATTCAATACGGCACAGCTTCGGCAAGTGAAGTCAGCGATACGGACGCCACATCGATTTCACTCTATGGCAATCTCGCTCAAATTGTGACCACAACAATCAAACATCAAGCCGACGCAGAAGATCAGGCGGCTTTCTACTTGACGCTTCGTGCTTATCCACAAGCGTTTCTTCAATCCATCACTTTTGCGCTTACAAATCCAGAGCTCGACAATGGCGACCGTGATTCTTTGATTAACGTATTCATGGGAGCGCCCATCAACCTTTCGGATTTACCGATCAACATGAACGCCGGATCTTTTCAAGGCTTCGTCGAAGGCTGGCGATTTCAAGCTTCCTACAATGAACTTTCGGTGACTCTCATCATGTCTCCATTAGCGTTCTCGCTTCGTGCGATGAAATGGCTTGACGTGAGTGTTGCCGAAAAGTGGAACACAATTTCACCTACACTTGACTGGGAACACGCCCTAGTCGTGGCATAAGGAGCAAAGATGGCAAATCCAACAACTAACTTCGGCTGGGTTATGCCGACGTCCACCGATCTCGTCACCGATCTTCCGGCAGATTTTAATACGTTCGGTCAAGGCGTCGATACGACATTGGCAGAGCTTAAAGGCGGAACGACTGGTCAGGTACTTTCTAAGACTTCTAATACCGACATGGACTTCACATGGATCGCGGCTAATCCCGGAGACATAACGGCAGTCAATACAACAGCTCCGTTACAAGGTGGAGCAACTTCCGGAGCAGTTACGCTCACCGTCGATTCCGCAAGTACTTCGGCGACAGGTGTTGTTCAACTTTCGGATTCAACTTCCACAACTTCATCAGTTTTGGCAGCTACTCCAACAGCCGTCAAATCGGCTTATGATCTAGCAAATGCCGCAATCGCAAAATCAACCGTAACAACCGCTGGCGATATTATTTATAGAAACGGAACTGTTCCAACTCGTCTCGCTATTGGTACTGTGGGACAAGTACTTACCGTCGCTACAGGAGCAACAGCGCCAGAATGGAAAACTCCAACAGCCAGCAGTCCAACTTTTGTCGGTTGTTCATTGTATAAATCCGCAAACGCTTCCATAACAAACGCAACGGACACAACAGTCACTTTTAACTCCGAAAATTACGATACCGACGGATTCCACGATACAACAACAAATGCCGAAAGAATAACAATTCCGGCGGGCAAAGGTGGCAAATATTTAATTACAGCCAAAATTACTTATGCTTCAAATACGACGGGAATTCGCGGAATTTATCTTTACAAAAATGCGGCGGTATTCTTGACCTACAATTCTGGGAATTTACAAGTAAGCGGCGAATGTAACGTTTTGCTTTCTTATGTGGTAAGTCTTAATGCGACAGATTATGTGTACTTCCAGACATATCAAAACTCAGGCGGCGCATTAAACCTTAACGGTGGATCAGAATTGACCACTTTCCAAGCCTCGTATTTAGGAGCCTAACAATGATTCAATTTACACAGCCAAAATCACTCAATGGCGCACAGCTTGTCGAAGAGTTAGAAACGGCAGGAGTCG